CTTCGGGGTTGCCTTGACCACGCCAGGCTTGAAATACGGGTTAGTGGCCTCGACCGTTGCCTTGTACCGGTTCTGATAGCCACCCTCGCCGCCCGCCATGACCACAGCGGACCATGCGGCGACACCCTCACCGCGAGCGCGCCGACTCGTGCGAATCGACTGGTACAGGCTGCCGGTCAAGCGCCCCGGCCCTCCACCGCGCGGCATGTGGTCCGGCGTACGGTGCCGGTTGATGGGAGGCTGGCCGGTCGTCTTGTCGCCACCCTTGTGTGCCCATCGGGGAGTGCCGCGCATGCTGCCCCGGATGCGTGTCTTGGTGTAGGAGGTTGCCTTTCTCAGCGCCACACGGGTTGCCTCATTGGTGGCTACCTGCATTTCGCCCAGCACGGCGCCAACCTCTTTGACGCCCTCGATCATTGCGCCGAAACCCTCAGCCATTGCTCGCACGCTCCTCGACGATCCGGCGCGCCTTATCAACGGCGTCATCAACGGCCAGCACCCAATCAAGGGTCACGGCGGATTCGTCGTCGAGCTCGGACGGGCGACAGTGCAGCAGCGTGCAAAGTCGCCACGTCCGGTACTCCTCGCTCGGGAGTTCATCCGCCGTGTAGTTACTACCGCCTTGGTGAGAAAGAGCCCCCGTTAGGCGACGGAGGCTCCGGTAGGGGAATCGGCCGCCGGGTTGGGGTCGAAGTCAGGGTTGAGCTGTTCGAGGTACGGAGAGACCGCCTCGCGGAGCGCGTCAAGGTCCCTGCTCGGGAGATCCTGGCAAGCATCGGCGGAGACGGCGAACGCGTACGACCAACCGGCAGTCAGCGCGACGACGAGAGCGTCGTTCAGCTCTTCCAGGAGATCGAACGCGTCGCCCATACCGGCCGCGATCTTGAGCTGCTGTTCCGGCGTGAGCTCCGAGCCGTCCGACTGTGACTGCGCCTCGGCCACGGCGTTGACGAACGCGGGCAGACCGGCGAGCTTGGTCTGAATTCGCTTGATCGGTCGGCGCTGTCGCTCGGTGACGTCCGCAATCTCGCGGAGATCGGCAGTCGCGCCGGAGGGAAGGGTGATGTGCTTCATTACTTGTACGTCCCGGAGGTTACGGCGTTCTGGACAGTGACCTTGATCGGCGAGTAACCAGCCGACGCACCGATATCGGTAACGTTGGCGAGCGCCGTCCACGTGATCGGGACTTCGATAAAGTCCTTGCCACGGGTGATGTCCGCAGCGCTGATAGAGCACTTGGACATGTGGAGCTTGAGCTGAACGGCCGTAGCGCCGACGCCCGAAGTGAAGTTGAAGTCAATGGCAGGCTTAGCGCCCGTGAGGTACTGCGTGAGCACCGTGTCGTCCTCCATGACAAGGGTTGCCTTGCCATCGACGGACACCGGGCCGGACCACAGCTGAACGGGCGACTGAGTGCCGTCGACCGAGTTGATGATGGTCACCGCTCGCTTGATCGTCACCTCGCCGTCAAGGAGACCGCTCTGAGTCGTACCGCCGATCTGCGCGACACCCGCCCAGCCGACGAGCGGCGGAATGGTCGTGAACGACGTGGTCGGCGCCGCAGCAGTAACCGAGCCGTAGGACGTGGCCTTGGCGCTGTACGTGAGCAGGCCATCGGCCGAGAACTTGATCGAGAGCTCAGAGAAGCGAGCCGCCGCGTACTGCCGGTTTCCCGCAACGTAGTTGTCGTTCAGCGTGTACGAAATCGGCTGGCCCGTACCGGAGTTGAGCACGGCGAACGTGTGCGTGACCGGAGTTGTTCCGGTAGTCACCACATCGCCGAGGACACCAGCCAGCGGCCAGCCGATCGTGTCCGGGAAAACGTCGCCGTCGAAATCGACGGTTGCCGAGGTGACACCGGCGATCTGGTCATAGACCTCGACCTGTGATCCCCGGAACCCCTTGTCGTCGAGCAGCGCCACCGAGTCCTTCGGCGTGATCTGCGTGACGGGGATGAACGCAGACGACGCGACGGGAGTTCCGGGCGTCACTTCCTTGGCAATGCCGAGGAACGAAAGTTGAGTTGCCTTGGGCATTACGCGCCCACCTCCGGAGTAGTGGTGTCGTCTACATCAGGTTCCTGCGGGGCAGGATCGGGAACGCTCGGGACGAATGGCCGGTAGCCAGCGAGAGCGAATCGGCCGTCCCCCGGATCGTCGGCCAGCGCCACGGTGTCACCCGGCTCGACGAGCAGACCGAGCGACGGGTAATAGCGGGTCTCGTCGCCGCTGTATGTGAAGTCAGACATTAGATCCTCGTAACGCATTCGATTTCGACAATGACAGTGGCGAGCTTTCCGCCGTGCTCGGGGTCCCAATTCACCTCGGCGTCATCGCCCTTGGGCTGCGCCCGCACCACATTCCCGCCGAGCGAGAGATCCGACCGGACGATCGCGATCACGGAATTCGCAAGATCCATGGCGCGCGAGTAGGCAACCTGCCCGCTGTCGCTGGCCCGGAACACGTCGATGACGATCTCGACCGTGTACGTCTCGTCGAGCCATCCCGCCCCGCCCCCACCGACCATGGCGCCCGGAGCGAGGGTGCGCCGAACCTTGCCGACGGCAACAATGTCGTCCGGCTCATTCGGCCCCGGAGCGTCAAAGCAGACGAGCAGCGAAGCATGCGCGTTCAGCGGATCCGGCGCGAGGAGCTTTGTGCACTGATCGAACAGCCATTGCCTCACCGCCGGGGCAGTCGAGTTGGGAATGGTCACGCGATCCCCGGCCCTCGATAGAACGGCTGCCACAGCTCAAGCACGCGAGACGGAATGGCGAACCCTGTGTGAACCACACCCTCCCCGCCGTCGTACGCCCCGCCGTTGAACTTGGGCCGCCCGCCACCCTGTTGAGTCATCTGCCACAGGTGCCGGATGAGTTCGAGGACGCCGAGTCGCACGGTGTACGGGACCTGCCCGCCTCGCCCCGCCGTGTACACGACCTTGATGTTCTTGGCGCCGTCGGCGAACACGCCCGCCCCGCCACCCATCGACCGCCGGGTGATCTCCCCTGTGTCGTAGTCGGCAGTGAACGCGAACGCGCTCGTCTGGCCGGTCAGCGGTTGCTCAGTCAGCGGGATGCCGCTCAAGCCGTAGACCTCGGTCACGCTGAGCACGCTCGTAATCGGCGTCACGTCCGGGACGATCGTCGCCCGACCACCGTCAAACCACTGAGTGTGGGTCTCCGGCAGGAACGGCCCGCAATGGTTCCGGGCGATCTCCGCCGCAGCGAGGACGAAACCCTGTAGCTCGTCATCCTGCCGCGAGTCGTTCGACGGAATGCCCAGATGCGCCTTGACGCTGGCCAGGTCGACGAGCTGTTCTACGCCGGTCGCGCGGACCTGAAATTGCGTCTCGTACACATAGCCAGGGGCAGACCAGCGGACCAGCCAGACACCCGGCGCGCTCACAGAGCTCACAACGGCGCTGTACGCCCCGCTAAGAGGCCCGGAGACCGTTGGGGTACTCGGAGACCCAGTGGGCCCCGTGACGGTCACAGAGAGGCCGCTCAGGCCCGTAAGGGGGTTACCGCTGTCGTCGGTCGGCTTGACAGTGAGCGGAACATCCTGCCCGACAAAGTAGATCAGCGGCATGGGAGCCCCTACTCAGTCGTCTTGGCGCTCGCGCGCTTGGTCTTGGTGGCTAGCGCGACAGCGGCAGCATCCTTGGCGTCGGCGAGCAGACCGGCCACGGCATCGCTCAGCCGCTCAGGGTCGAGCTTGTCGAGCTCCGCCGATGCCCACGTGAGCGAGTCACGGACGGCCGTCTCGCGCTCCTTGTCGCCGGTTTCCAGGGCGTACGTGAGCTCGACAGCTAGGCCGGTCGCATAGTTGATGGGGTTCATGAATTCCTCTCAGCCAAGGGCCGAGGGAGGCAGGTAAATTTACCCACCACCCTCGGCCACTACGGGACCGCTTAGAACGTCGGGGTGACCAGGCCGAGGCCGTCGATAACCGCGATGCTCTTGGGGTATCGAGCAGGCTGGAAGGACATGTAGTTGTACAGCCGCACGAAGATGCTGAGCTGGTTTGCGTACGTCTGCGGGAACGCTTCGGCCCGGACGTTGCCCTCCCATGCCATCAGGTCAGCCATGCGGGCGACGATCACTCGGTCCTGGTTCGTTCCCGCACCCGTGTTGATCGGGATCAGCGAGTCGACGAACACGGGGAGACCCTGGATCGTACCGACGTAGCCCTGGGAGACAACCTCGCCGGTCGTCGCCGGAGAGTTCATGGCCGACGCGTTCGGGACCACCAGCGGACGGCCGGTCGAGTCCGAGTCCGCGAGCAGAGACGCCCACCGACGCGGGTGCATGATCACAGTGTCCGGGGGCAGATACCGGTTCGTGTGAATCGTCTGAATCGCGTTGGCGATGGCCTTGTACAGGTTCGCGCTGCCGACGGTCGACATCGTGATCGCGTTCGTGCCCGACAGCGTGAACAGACCGGTCGGGTTACCGCCAGCACCCGAGCCAGACAGGATCAGCGTGTTGTACTGCTGCGCGTACGCCCCAGCCAGGTCCGCCAGGATGACGTCATCGACGTTGAGCGGCGACTGTTCGATGAGCTGAAGAGAAACCGTCTGGCCACCCGCAATGGTCGTGACGGTCGAGTTGACAGACGTAGTCGTAAGGTCCGTCTGCTGAACGGCCGTGTTCTGTGTGCCCTGGACAGCAACAGCGGTACCCGTCGCAACCTTGGGAACGCTGATCGAGTCCGTACCGGCGGGCAGTGCCGAGGTAGGCACGAGATTGCCAGTGACTCGGCCCGGACGCGCGAGCTTGACGAACTCACGCTCAAGCCACAGCGGAGGGACGAACTCACCACCCGCGCCGTTGACCGTGGTCAGCCCGGCACGCTCTTCAGCTCGACCCCTGTTGTTGCGCGCGAGTCGATCACCCGCGTCCCGGTCACCCTTGTACGTCGACAGGTGAAGGTCACGGAAGTACGAACGACCGCCGAGCCCGGACCGGTAGATCTCCGGCTCGGAAACGACAGTGACCGAGGGCGAGTAGCGGCGCGCCATTTCAGCAGCGGCATCGTCGGCGCGGACCGCCTCATCGAGTTCGGAAATGCGCGCGTCGTACGCCCGAATCGTGGCCTCGCCGGTGTCGAAAGCTGCTCGCTGCTCGTCGGTCATGCCGCCCTCGGCCGACCGCGCCTCGCCGAGCAGAGCATCGAGCTTGGCCCGCTCCGCCGAACGCTTGGCGACGAGTTCGGCAATGAGAGATCGCTTGTCCATTTAGGGACCCTTCTAGGTTCGATTCTTAGGGAATCGCCCACCACTTTGTGTAGGTGGTGGCCTAGGTGGTGCCCCATGTTGCTCAGGGTCCGGCGTAGGCTCCGGCGTAAACCGGGCGGGCAGCGAGTGGGTAAATTTACCCACCAGCGGAGTTAGAGATTCAGTGCACGCAGTCGCGCGTCGTACAGGGGGAGATCGGCGGATCGGGGCGCATCCTCGACGACGTTCGTAGGGTTGTCGGCCAGCATGTCGGCAATACCCGGAACCGAGCGCAGGAGCTCGGCCAGCCTCTCACGCGGAACGGTGCCGTCAGCCAGCGCGCTACGGAGCGAAGTGAGCCCGGAAGTGTGCGGGTTGGCGCCGTAGTTGACGATCGACACATCACCCTTGTTCAGGTTCACCTCGGTGATGTCGCGCTGTGACCAGTCCGGTGACCACTCCTGCCGTGTTACTCGGAACGCAAAGGACATCTCGTCGAGATCGCCCCGCTCCATAGCGCTGCGGATGTCAGCGACCTGCCCGTTCCCGGGATCGAGATCCGCCTCGACATGCAGGCCGGTCGAGTCCTCGGCGAGTCGCATAGTGCCCGACTTGGTGCGAGCCAGCGTCATACCGTCATGGTTCAGTTTGAACGGCACATCAGCGCCCTCGGCCAGGGTCTTGGAGAACGCGCCCCGGCGGACCACCTCGGAGTAATCGCCGAGCCAGTCACTCATTTCGTAGGCCGACTCGGTCACGCTGGCATAGCCAGTGAAGCGGAGCAGCGAGCCGCCGGAGCCAGTCTCGATCTCCCGTAGCTCCATACCCTCGAACGGGCGGGCTCGGTCCTCGCGCACATTGCGCCGCTGGCCACGGCTCGAAAAATCGGTCACAGTACCGCCCCCAGCGCGTCAGCCTTTGGCGCCGTACTCGACGCGTCATTGTCCTTCATTTTGGGTGCCGAGGAATTCAGCGGCGACGTGATCTCGTCTCCGCCGTCCACGGGCCCGTAATTCTCAAGCGCACGGATCTCGTTCGTCGTGAGAATTCCGGCCGACCGGGCAGCCATGTAAACGGCGTACCGTCCGGCAGTATCGGTACGGAGCAGCGCATCGGCATTGAAGCGCGCCGACTGTGGCCGGGGCAGCATCGTCGACCATGCATCCTCGAAACGACCGAGCCATGCCGACAGCGTGTAGGCGAGAAACCCGAGCCCCTGCTGTTCAATGCCGGTGCCCCATGAGGTTGTCTTGTCCACCTGACCGAGCATGTGAGGCGGCACGCCGAAGATCATGGCGATATCGAGATTCTGCGCCGCGCGGGTGCCGAGGAATTGAGCATCCTCCGGCGTGACGCTGATTGGCTTCCACTTGGCACCACCGGACAGAATGCCGACCGTGTGAGAGTTCTTTAGCCCACTGTGCGACGCGCTGAAATTCTCTTTGATGCTCCGCGCGCGACCAGCGTCTAGGTCAGCATCAATCTCGACAACGCCCGTCATGTGGGCGCCCTCGCCGAAGAACCTCGCCCCGAACTCCTCGGCAGCGAGCCCGAGCCCGATTGCCTGCCGCGCGTACGACACAACACTCATGCCCGTTGCAGCTTCCGGGTGCGCCATACCCGTGAGGTGGATGATCTGCTCAGCGGGAACGACTTGCCGATTTACCTTGTACGCGCGCCGCCCATCCTTGCCCCACTCGCACGACACCCGGTCGGGATGCAGCACAGCGAGGCGAGCGGGACGCCCGACAGAGTCGACAGACACCACGAGACAGTACGCGTTACCCCGGAGCAGCAGCGAAACCATCATCTGAGAAATGCCCTGCCGACGCGTAGGCAGCCCACTGGTTACCGCGCCACCGAACGGGTCAGCAACGATGGCCGGAGCAGGCTCAACCGTCTCCCTGATCTCACCCTTGGCCCGTACGGCGTCAAAGGGGAGACCGGAAACCGCATCGCTCAGCAGGCGAACCGAGGCAGCCACCGCGAGTAGCTGCATGGCCGATTCCTCGGTGACCGGCACACCGGCCGACGTGTAGGCAGCGAGCGAGCCGTTCGAGGGGATCGCCCACGGATCGCCGGAGCCTGCCGACACATGGAACCGCTTGTCCATGGCACGTCTAATCACTGGTCACCCACCCGGTAAGGAGCAGCGCAGCACCGAGGGCGACGAGACCGATAACCGGCTCCCACCACCAAGCAGCGCCGACGAGACAACCGAGCCCGCCCACGTCGAGTGCGTCGGACGCTGCGGTACGAGGTATCCGGGCCCGTAGGCCGCTCACCCGCTGTCGCCACGTTGGCTTAGGCGTCTCGTCATCCATGGCACTCCTAAAGGTCTGCCCAACTGAAGAATTGGGGTTCCGGCGCTACCTCCGGTTCTTGGCAGGCACGTTCGAGCGCCATTACCGCGCTCACGGCGAGGTCGATTTTGCGTGGCGAATGCTTGCCGTCCTTGGACAGTCGCGAGCCGCGCGAATCCGTGCGGAGAACACAGTTACTCAAGTGCCGGGCCAGCCGCGCGTCACCGGAATGCGTGACCGTCTTGTTCAGCACCGCCTCATAGAACCGCTGAGTGGCCGGGATCATGCGCGCCGGAGACTGGGGAAACTCGACGACGGGCAAACCCTCATCTTCAAGCACCTGATATGTGCGCGCCCAGCGGTACGGGTCACACACGATCTCGCGCACCTGCCATCGTCGGCAGGCTTTCCGGATTTCGTCCTCGACATCAAAAATCGGCACGGCCCATTCGTTACCGGCATCCGTAGGCTTTTCCCAAGCAGCGACCACATCGACATGCGGCGCACTCTCGCCGTCCGGGCAGCGCACGACCACAAGCGCCGTGCTGTCATTGTTGAACGAGCCGTCAAACCCGAGCACCACATCGGCGCCGTCGGCGATCCGCTCACCATCGGCCGCACACTCATCCCACGCACCGGCGGGCAGCCAGGCTTGCGCCGTCGACACCCACTGGTTCATTCGCTTGGTGCGGTACTCCGCTTCCGGCGTACGCAGCACCGATGAGTGGAAATCCTCGGCCGACACAATGTCGCCGAACCCCGGATTCGCGCTCGCCCACACTTCAGGGTCTCGGTGATCGGCACCCTCCGGCGCACCCCACCAAGAAAAGAAGAAGGCGGGATCCTCGATCTCCCCGCTGATCACCTTCTGGCCGTACTGATACATGCCGTAGCACAGCGAGTCGCCACCGGTCGAATCGGTCTTGACCCCGGCAGTCGTGATACCGATCATCATCGGCTCGACACGCGCGCCGGAAGCCAGCGACATGACGTCCCATAGCTCACGGGTCGGCTGTGCGTGAACCTCGTCGGCAATCGTCAGGTGAGGGTTAAGACCTTCCTTGGTGAACGCCTCAGCGCTGAGCACGCGGTACACGCTGCCCGTTGCAGGTAGCTCGATGGCGTCCCGGTAGACGTTGAACGAGTTGGCCATTTCCGGCGCCATCTCGATCATTTTCTTGGCCGTGCCAAAGACGATGCGCGCCTGTTCCTTGTCGGCAGCGATTGAGTAGACCTCGCCACCCCGAGGGCCGGACACCAGACCGTAAATGGCGATTGCCGCGCCGACCGCGCTCTTGCCGTTCTTCCGTGGCATGCCTATGAGCGCTTGACGGTGCCTGTAGCGGCCGTCTGGACGCCGGGCGAACAGTTGGCGCATGAGCTCGCGTTGCCAGTCTCTGAAGACGAGCAGGGAGCCACTGTCGCCGCCCACGGAGTCCTTGGTGATCCGGAGGAACGACTCGGCGAAGCTTACGAACCCCTCGCCGTCGCCACGCTCGACGTCCGCCGGAGGTACCGGGGTGAGCAGATAGGGACTACCCATGCCGCCTCCCCCGTGCTACCTTGATGCCCCAACACAGCGAGGGAGCAAGAAATGAACACCAAGCCCAAGTGCGACTGCCCCGACGACGTGAGCAAGATCCGCGAGTTTTGCGCGGACGACTGCATGCACATTCGCCCCTGGGGCGCTGGCCGGTCACGCTATGAGAAGTGGCAGCGCGCCAACGCGAAGTAGGGCGCCCCGCAGGAACCAGACCCCCGGTCAAGTGGCCGGGGGTTTTCTGTGGGTAAATTTACCTATGCTAAAGTGGCCGGTTATGGAAACGAAGAAATGCAGCGAGTGCGGCAAAGTGAAATCGACGGGCGAATTTCACAAAAAAGCTGCGGCGGCCGATGGCCTGACGGGCAAGTGCAAGGACTGCCGGAATGCTGCCCAGCGCAAGCGAGAGACCGAGTACAGCCGCACGCCCCCACCCTCGCGCCTCAACCGCAAATCTCAGGCGTACGACCCGGTAAAGGAACGAGTCGCATCGGCCCGGAGGCTCGCGAGGGAAGCGGGAATGTCAGAGGCGGCATATGAGGCTCGCCGGTCCCTCCCGTGCGATATCTGCTACACAAGCGGCGATCCGCTGAGCCCCTATAAGGGACACGGCGCGAAAGTGCTCGGGTGGATCTGCCGGAAGTGCAACCGAGGATTGGGGAACTTCGCCCACGACCCCGATTGCCTCCGCCGGGCCCTCGCCATGTACGACGGTGAGTAAATTTACCCACCAGTCTTTTTAGCTAGGAAATCCTCGAACGCGTTGCGCGCCTTGACCTCGGCCAGCCCCATACGAGTGCGGTCGGTAGGCGTGAGACCCAGCGCGCTGAACAGCTTCGCTATCTCGGTCTCGATCGTCGACAGCATCCCGACGAGAGGATTCGGATAGGCATACATCTTGTCGGTGAACAGCACGAGCTCGGAACGCGAGAGCTGTTGTTTCATGAGCTCGCGCCGGTCGACTTTCTCGCACAGCAACTCAAGGGTCGGCTTATCGGTCTCGGCCAGCCAGGCAGCGCCGTCGACGATCCGCCGGAACATGGCCTCGCCGGACGGGCCGAGGCGAGCCGGGGCGACTACAGCGAGTGGCGCGACAGCGTGAACGGAAGCAGCATCCGGCATGGGTCGCTGGCCGGGATTTCCCAGCTTTCGCTTACGTTCCGCCGGTACAGGGGGACGGCCAGCGGCCATGAAACCCCCCTCCGATTGCGTGTCCTACGGCAGAATTGCCGCGTAGATAGGGCTTAGGTCCCCGGTCAATGCGCCGTCCGTGAGCGATGCGGGCAAGTCTGCCTGCCCGGTAATGACGCCCGTAAGTCGTGGCGCGATTGCCATTTCCGAGAACATGGCGTTTCCGGCGATTCCAGCGCCGACAAAAGTGGGTAGCGCAGCCGCACTAACGACGATGATACCGAGCGCGTACCGCTGGTTAGCTGTGACAGCGACGGACGATGAAAAGCTCTTCGTGTAAGCAGTGCTCGCCGCAGCGAATAGCGTCGTGTCGTTCGGAGTCGACGCAACGAGCGTCAGGTTTCCGTTCGCACCATTGACGGAGTACAGCCCGATTCGACAGAGCGTCGGCGTAGCGCCTGCCGCTGTCGAGCCCGTTACTGTGCGCACCTGCGTAAGTGTCTGCGAGGACGGGGCGGTGAAGTAGGTAAGGCGCAGCGAGCCGGACGTACCCAGCACGAGCGATTGTGAATTCACGAGCAGGCGCGGGATGCTCGTCATTCCGGTAACCAGCGCGGTTGTGTCAGTTCCCTTGATGTTGAGAATCGGGGAACCCCAGCCAACGGCAGAACGCTGGTAAATGTCGCCGCTGTCCGTGCGCAGCAGTAGGTCACCCTGGATTGATCCGACAGCGGTAGTGCTTCCACTATTCGCATACCAGGTAGCGCCCTTTAGGGGCGTGGCGTAGGGCGTCCAGGCACCAGCGGCGCGCGTGTAGACCGTGATGGTCGTCGCCGGAATGGTGAAAAGCGTCGTGGACGAATACTGGAGATAGACATCCCCATCATTACCGACCGTGCCATCAGGAACAGCAGTACCAGAGAGCACCGAGTAACCGGTGAGCCCCTGGATTCCCTGGATTCCCTGCGGACCCGTAAGCCCTACCGGACCGGCCGGACCCGTGGGACCCGGGACGCTGGAAGCCGCACCCTGCGGACCGGCCGGACCGGTGATCACGGTGAACGTGCCGGACGCCGGGGACGCCGGAGCAACCGCGCTGAGAGCCACTGTGGGCGCCGCGTAGGGCAGCGACAGCGGGTACACGCGCTTGAGGCGCCCCGTGATGTCCTCGGTCACTGTGTAGGTCCACCCGGACGGCGATACGGCAGGCTCGTCGGTGGCGAGCAGCGCGGCCGAGAACGAGCCGGTAGCGTCGAGCGTCACCGACACCCGGCCGGACACGATTACGTCACTCGACGTGAGCACCGTGGGCGCTGGATCAAAGGTAACCGTGCCCGTCTGCGGGATGCCGTCCGGCGTCTCAAACCGACCCGTAACGGTCACCGTGTGCAGAGATGCGGGCAGGCTCACGGGTCCCCCAAAATTGAGCGTTTATGCAGAAAAATGTCCGTTTTGGAGCAGGCCCCCGGGGTCAGAAAATCGCAGCGATGTTTTCCCGAGGGGGGGCCGGGTCCGATAGGTATATCCGCCTATACATTGACATCCCCCCCTATACGTACTATGTCCGTTTCGGTGGGTTTCGATGGGGTTCGCACCCCGCTATGCGAGCCACCCTCAGCCCTGCCACATAGCTACAGAGCGTCACGCTTGCGCGAATTGCAGCGCCGACACAGCACCGCCAGGTTGCTCCGGTCATGGGTACCACCGCGAGCCAGCGGAATGACGTGATCGACAGTCAGATCGGCGGAGCCATGCGGAGGGACCTGCCACCCCGGACACCGCTCACCGTTGCTCGCTCGGTACTCACTCAGCACCTGCCTAGCTAGTACTCGGTACTGCTGTGTGTATCCCCTACTGTGCGCACTGCCACGCTGCCGATCCCTCTGCTTGGCGTACTCCGCAGCATGCACATCACAGCGTGACGGATTAGACGTGAGCCGAGCACACGTGAGGCACGGCCGCCGGGCCACTACCAGCCATCCGGCAGGGCAGGAGCAGGCTCAGGCACAGCCACAGGGGCAGGCTCCGGGGTGCAGTCACAGTTAGGCAGTGCAGCGCCCATAGGGCCCGAGCAATGGGCCTGATGGACCAGCGAGCCAAGCTCACCGGATATGGCATGTGAACCACACGCATACACGGCCGACCATGCGTCAGGATCAGGCCCGCCAAGATGCTCCGGGATCGCCGCGATTTCCTCGGCCGTAGCACGTCGTCGCCACTGAACCAGGGCAGACGAACCGCATGCTTCACACGCGCTCACATCACGCCCCAATCAGCCTTGCCAGGTCACCCGGCGCCACACTGCCCGGAATGCGGCCCGGAAACAGCTCGATCCCAGCGCGCCGATAACACTCGTCGACAAGCTGAGAACAGATCATGTGCCCACTGTCGGACACGTACTTTTCGAGCCGATCACTGTGCAGAATGCGCGATTCAGCGATGGCCAGGAAGTCGAGAAACGAGTACGGCGTCCGCAGCAGCAGACGAGCAGCGAGGACGATATTCTCGCGCTGTCGGTCAACGAGGTTGAAGTCGCTGAACGCAACTCGCTTGCGGCCGTCCATAGCCTCGGCCAGAAGCACCTTTTCGGCTCCGCCGGGCTGCGCCTGGATTACCTCGCCGCCGCCCACATAGACAAACGCGTGAGTGAAATACGATCCCGAGCCGATCAGCCGTTGCCCAGCGGATACGGCGAGACCCGTGATGCCGCGAATGTGGCACAGGCCAAAGTCACCCGGAAGCGGGTGGGAATCCTTCACGTCACCACCCTGGGTAAATTTACTCACTGGAGCCCGTAGCGGAATCGAACCGCACCCGGAGATGCATGCAACCGGGACAAACCTGATAGGGCCGTGACTGACTTCACGGATGCCGCAAGCCAGAGATTTTGGGTTACTCGCCGCCCGTTTCGCACGCTGACTAGGCGCCTACTCGGGGCCGGTTTCACCCACGGTGCAGGCAGACATGCCCAGTCGCGGCCATACGGCCTGCACCTACGTCGACGCTCCGGGAATCGAACCCGTTACCCCCCGACCACCGCCGGGCGCTCTACCAATGAGCTACACGCCGTAGCGCGCCCCGCTCAACCTCCGGGAGAGGGAAGGGAGCGGGAACGCGTGCGAGGGAGATCTCAGACCGCCACAAGGGCCGACCGGCCGGATGGGGTGCGCGGTATTCCCGCCTCTACCCTTACTAGGTCGCGAACACTTCCCGCCCGATGTGGATTGCGCGGGAAAAGCAACAGGGGCGCGGTAACGGTTCGGCAAAGGCTGAGCGCACAGCGAGGAGCGGCCCGGAGTGACGTTTCGCCGAAGGAGTGGTGAAGAGAGGCCCGTTTCACCCTTTCTCCTTATGTTCATGACGTGAGATTGGGGAGAGAGGCCTCAAACGTCACCGCTGTCGCGTTTCTGCAGGTCAGGGGCTCGGCGCTGTGGGCCGTTCACCACCCGGCGTGGCGAGGTTATCCACAGGCACCTGTGGATAACTACACGGGGCGACTGGTGCTCACGCTATGCAGCGAAGCTTTCAGCGGCTTTCTCCGGGCCGAGGGCGGGCCGGGTGGTACTCGGGGGCCGCTACGTGCTCCCGGGCGCTCACAGGGCCGCTCAGGCATGCCAGTGCCCCGGCAGGATCTCTCCCGTCCGGGGCACTTGGTGTCAGGCATGTCACATGCTGGCTAGCTCCGCCTCGCTCGCCTCGCTGTCGTCCTCGCTGTCACGGGCGGGCAGTCGCCGCCATTCGAGCGTGACTCGGTCTTCAATGGCGATGTATTTCTTACTCACCGGGTCCCGGCCCGGTCCGATGCTCACTCCCGTGAGGAACAGGCTCAGGAAGTTGCGCCGCTCGAACACATCCCACTCGGCCCACTTTGAGCCCGGACCAATCGGGTCGGCCGCCTCGGCGTCAATGTTCGGCGCGAACCATTCCGCAGGGAGCCGGGTAACCTCCGCCGTCTGTGAGTCCAGCACGGCGAGCCGGGACACACATTCCGTCTCGTACTCCCGGTACTGCGTGATCGTCGCGCGCCACATGTCTAGCTCGTCGCGTCCCCGGTACATGCCTGCCCTACGGTCCGCTTGCAGCTCTGTGATGCTCGTACGCACGTGGTCGAGGTGGGCCCGAGTCTCGCGCTGCTCCTCGGCCACTCCGGCGAGATCCGTCTGAGCGGCGAACCGGAGCGCTGCTGCTGCCACCCATTCGCGGTCGTCGGCATCGTCCATGTCGGCGTTTGCCAGCCGTGCCCACACCCGCCGGGCGACGTGATCGTCGGCGATGTCTCGGCGCACTGAGAGGCCGCCGTGCCCCTTCGGGTTGCTGCACATGTACGCGGTGCCGTTCCGGGAGCCTTGCCCCCCTGCTTTCGCGCCGCCGTTCGTCTGGCCTACGGCGCCCCGGCACGCTCCGCACGTGGTGAACCGCCACCCGCTCAGGAGTGTTGCCTCAGCCTCCCCAGCGAGCCGTCTCTGTGGCTGTGAGCGGGCCTTGCGGAGCTCCTGGAGAGCCAGCCACTCAGCGCCGGAAATGATGCCCGTGTGGGGTGCCAGCGGCTTTCCGGTCTCATCCCGCGCGATCACGTTGTCGTACGCGCCGCCACGCTTCACGCGCTCGACGGCGAAACCTCCGATAGCGGGATGCCGGAGCAGCGAGCGCACGGTCTGAGGGAGCCAGCGGAAGTCGGCATCGTCCCGGAGGATGCGTCGCGCCTTGAGCTGTGCCAGCCGCTTTTCGGTACCTCGCTGCTCGGTCGCTCCGGGCGCCGTGACTCGGTCGGCTGTGAGCTTGGCCGCTATGGCGTTATCGCTCATTCCCTCGGTGCTCATCTTGATCATGTCTTTGACGGTTTCCACGCGCTCGGGGTGCTCGTCGTCGGGCACTAGCACGCTGACTGTCAGCGGTCCTTTCTTCACACGCTCGGCCTTGAGACCGAATGGAGGTTGCGAGGAGTGCCAGCCGCCCACGGATGCGATTTGCTCTTTTGCACCCTTGAGTCGTTCCGCCTTGATATCCGAGTCCTGCTTTGCCAGGGCCGCGATAAGAGCGAAGATCGCTACGCCAATTGCATTGCTCGTGTCGAGGAACGGCTCGTGCACGGAAATGAAGCGCACGCCGTATTTTTTGAATTCTTTGTCAATTGCCAGCGCTTCGTGTGCGCCTTGGCGTGTGAGCCGGGAGAGTTCGTTGCAGATCACTACGTCGACTTCTCCGGCGCGTACCGCGTCCATCATCTTTTCGAATCCGGGCCGGATGACGGACGGGTCCCACCCGGAGCGGCCGACGTCCTTGAACGTACGCTCCGGGGTCACCTCCCACGTAGGCTGGCCGGGCACCGTCGAGCGCGCTGCTGCTTGCGCGGTACCCGCCGCTATCTGCGCTTCTGGCGACGCTTCGGACGCGTCCTGGCGAGCCTTGGACTGCCGAGCGTAGATCGCTACGCGTACGACGTCGAGCTTGTGTGTCTCGATGGTCGAGAGGAAGGGTGACATCCCTTGATCATGTCGCATGGGGCCCTGACCTGCTCCTTCTTTGGGGAAACTGGTGACCTAGTTAGTTTCGCATGGACCTGAGTCCAAAGGCAACTAACTTGCTCCCTGGGGCGCGCGCCTGAGCTGCAAGGACTCACCCACAAGCCTAGGCTGGCCAGCATGAAGGAGTACCGCCGGATCACCGGGTGTATGGCACGGCCAGCGGCCGACAAGCTGTGGCATGAGCTGGCCGCGTTCCGCCGTGCGACCGGCCAGCCGCGCACCTTCACCCGCCGGAAGTACGGCACCGGGTACGCCCTGTACGAGGTCACAGAAATGCCCCGCCCGGAGGATGATCCGGACGGGGCAGATGCTGCTTCCTAGCGTGCCGCTACTGGCTTTCCGATACGTGCTCGCCGACAGGCCCTGTACAGCCGCTGGCCGTCCTCGCAGCCTGCCGAGGGGGCCGGAGTGCTCACACACACGGGGCACGGCTTACAGGCCGGATCACGCGGGCTCAGATGGTTGAGGTACACCACCCACCATTCCGGGCTCACAGCGATACGCCCTCGACGAATTCCTCGAAGATCCGCACTTGCTGCGCAACCTTGGCGGCCAGCGTCGGCCAGGTAGGCGCGTCTACGGTCTGTTCGAGCTTTCCGACGTAAGGCCGGTCGTAGTCGCTGGCATTCGCCTTGATCCGGTCGACGTGCCATGGCGCCGTTGCGTACCAATGCGCACCACTCTCCGAGAACACGGGGTCGGGCACAGATTGGAACGAACGCCACCCGTCCGGCAGGGACTCACAGTCGGTCGCTGAGCCCTGCCCACGGGTGGGAGAGGCAAGCGACATTCGCAGCGCCGGAGCGCTGTCCGCTTGGGTCATTTTTCGATTGTCCTAACGGGGTGTCAGGTGCCCCGGCGAGTACCGGGCGCACTGCCAGGCTAACGCTCCGTGTGATCCCCGTCACCGGTTTCGCCAACTGTGTACGTCGTGTGGCCGACCTGGACGCAGCACGCCCCCGCCTCAAGGCTGTTCGCCGCATCCTCGGCCCGTGCGCTGAGTTCGTCCTTGCACAGGAAGTACCAGCCGGTCGCGAGCCGCCGGAGCTCCGCGACTAACTCGGTACGCGTGCCGCTCTCGGTCATGTGCTGGCCGATCACCGTCTGAGTGCATGTCATGCCACAGAGCGTATCGGCCAGCGCTGGCACCCTGGAAGGGTCTTAGGGCCCACCAAAGGTCCCGGCGGAGCCCTGTGCGCCTCTCTAAGCGCCTCTCGTGTACTCGCCGGGCAACTCCCCCGGTCCGGCCGTCCCCGGCTCGTCAAGGCTCAGCCTGAACCTCAGCGTGGCTACGTCGAGCTCGCCGGTATCGATGAGCTTGTGATCGTCGTGTTCCCAGTAGCGGGGTACGACGAGCTGTGCGGCGAACGGGATGGACTCCCACGCCGGGAAGTGAACCGAGGGCTCACCCAAGGGCGCACCGCCCGCCCATTCCTGCTCGCCTAGCCAGCGGTCGTGGCCGAAGCGTCCTCGCGCTGTGACTCGCACGTGGGCGCCGCCGGTAAGCCTGCTCGCGCACAACCCGTAAGTCCGGAGTGCCTTGATCAGTTCGGAACGGTCTAGGACCACCTCGCACACGGGACCACATTGGTACGGCTCCCAGTGCCAGGCCTGCCACCCGCTCCGGTAGTCGACGAACGCACCTTGTGAGGGATCGTCGTACCGGTAGTCGATGAAGATGTTGATCGTAGGGTGGTAACTCATATCTATGCGCCGCTCCGCATGTTGTGGGGGGTGTACTCACCATAAGCGGACATTTGCATTCCGCCTAACATGAGCCTGCCTAATGAATATCTACCGGCCGGTAGTATTCAGTACCCGCAAGTAGTATTCACCGCTAGGTCAAGGGAACGCAAAGAGGGGCGTAGCCCGTAGGCCACGCCCCTTAGTGGGTAAATTTACTCAGTAGACCAACGTGGCGCCCGGGTACTGCGCCGCAATCTCCGCCCATATCTGACGCGTGATCGCTCCGTTGTGGCGACGCACCCGCACACTCGGATGAATGAGCGCTCCGGCAGCCTTTACGTGGAGCTTGCCATCCCGCTTGTACGCCTCGCCGAGTGCGATGTCCCCATACCGCGCACCCAGTCGCTCATCACACATCCGCTCGTAAGCAGCCTCAGCCTCTTTGCCCGCTTGCGTCGACAGGACTCCGACCCCTCCGCACTGGAAGCACCATCCGCCAGCAACCTTGCCCCACATCGGGTTACGGCGCTCACCGTCGCAGCGACCGCAGGTGACAGTCCCGAAGCGGATCGAGCGAGGCTTGAGCGGCGCAACCTCCGGCGCGACATCCTCGGTCACCGTCACGGCCTGCTCGATGATGCGGCTCACTCCGGTGCGGTACTCGACACCCTCAGCATCGATGATGATCACGTCGACAACGTAGTGGTTCGGGCCGATGTTGCGGGTGACGTACTCGACGAGCGTGCCAGTGGCCACCTTGTACGTGCCGGTCTTTGTGCTGCCCGTGTGCGCCGTAACCGTTGTGGTGACCATTTCCCGCTCCCTGCTGTGTGTGTCGTACTAACAGGCCAAACACTAAGGGGGCTGCGCCCGTAGGCACAACCCCCTTGGTGGGTAAATTTACCCGGCTCTACTCCGCAGCCTCGGCCGGAACGACTCGGAACGTGCTCGTCGGCAGGTCGCGCCCCTCGAACTCCCGGGCACCCTTGAGCGCGTTCTCGTGACTCTGGGACCAGCGAACGACGCTGTACGTGTACTGCGGCCCGGCCTCTTCCTTGTCTGCCTCGCGGTCAAAGGTGCTGGCCAGACTGTCGGAGTCGGCCAGCCATGCACGCACGGCGCCCTTGCGATCCAGCGGCGCATCCTCCGTATGGGATCCGAGCCACCATTCCTCGCCACCCTCGCCGAGCAAGTACACGACGTCGAAGAACTTGGAGTCGCTGCGCACTGCAATCCGGCCAGCCCGGACAGCCGCGATGAACCGGACTTTCTCCGCCCGGTGCCCGAATGCCTGCTGCCGGTGAAGCTTGGCCGTCGCCCACATATCCTCGCGCTGCTCGACCGCATACGTGTAGATCGCGTTCGCGCTGTTACGCGTGCTCACCGTTCCGTCCGGGTGGGTGACTGTCGTCTTGCGTGCCATTTCGTCCGCTCCCTCGCTGTCAATCGACCGCAGCACGTTACCACACATGTCCAGGTTTTCACCGTAAGCGTCGAATTCGACCATGTACCGGTCCGGGCCACGCTCGCCCGGTCCCTTCACGGTCCCTCGCCACCCCTTGGCTTCCACCACGGGTCCGACGTACTCGACTCGGTCACCCGCGCTGTGCGTCATGCTGCCCTCCCTTGCTCTCGTACTGTGGGCAAAGCTATGGGCCCGGCGGAGTGCATGTCAACACTCACGCCGGACCCAGTGGGTAAATTTACCCGGTGACCCACACGCGGACGACGCTGTCAGCGAGGAACGTGCGCGTGCTGGACAGGCCGTCACCCTTGTCCCGTACCTCGATCCGGTCCTGAGCACCGGGCGCGTTCACCTCGATCAGTCGGACGGCCGCTATCTCGGCGAACGCCAGGTCACCCACTCCGCAACGCGTGTCGTACCGGTCGCCCGGGATCAGTTCGTCCGCCCGCATCTCAATGATGACCATGTCTTGCTCCTCGCTGCGCTGCCGTTGTGCTTACGACGGCGGACAGTAGGCGCATGCCGCACGGCCGGTCAACCGTTCCGGCGGATCCAGTGGGTAAATTTACCCGGCTCATCCGGGCGAACGGGCGCCTGACCAGGGGATGTAACGAATCGGCATACGCTACGCCCGTAGACGTCGCGCGCTGCTCATCCGGACGTGCCAGCCTCCAAGTAATGAACGAGCGGAGGGGAAGGCTTGACCAGCGCCAGTCCCCCTCCGCCCGAGCTCGCTACGCGGATTCCCGCCGGAGGTTTGCGATCAGCGGCACGGCGTCGGCCAGCGAATGCCGCACGGTGCTGATTACCTCGCCCTCGGCATTCGCCGTGACGAATTCGACGTTGAATCCGGTACGCATGCGGGTGGCCGTGACGGTGTGGCCGGAGCGGAGCTTGAAAGTCTGCATGTCGGGTTCCCTTCCTGGTTACGGCGGATGACTTAAGCGGCGAACGCCAACTCGGCCACGGCCAGCGCACCGGCGAGGTACAGCTCCCGGAAGCGCTCTTTGCCCTTGCAGCGAATGACGGTGATCCGGGACTCGGCCACGCCCAGCGCCTCGGCGATCTCCGCGTCACGTTCCATGTGGGGCACCGGCGAGATGCCGTAGGTCGCGCGGAGCGTGAAAGCCTGCTGACGGCCCATACGAGCCAGCGTGGCGTGCACGGCGTCCCGGATTGCCCGGCGGCGTTCCTGGTTCATGTCAGAGGCTTCTATGAGCTCTGCGGGCATCCCCAGGGTGTCGGCCAGCATGTCGGCCAGCGTCGCGCCATCCCCGCTCGGGGCCGGTGCGTCGAGGTGGGTGACTCCCTGCCATGCCATGCGCGCTGCGTTGGCCATGTCCGGTGTCATGCGCTCGCGACCGAGGACACCGTCCGGTCGGACCGCTTCCCGCTCAGCCGCGTACGGGTCTCCCCCGGTCTCGGCGAGGCACTGCTCAAACCGGCGTGACGTCGACTCGCTGACACCCTGCCGAGTCTCGGCCCGTCGGTGCTCACCCATGTCGCCGCTCACGTACCGGTCGACGTATGAGAAGAACTCCCCCACCGATCCGCCCCGGAAGGTCTCAAGGCACTTCCAGACGCGTATCCGGCCTACCTGTGCCAGGTCCTCGGCGAGGTCTGCGTCGCGCGCCCCGCTGGACGTCGCGTGCTTGCTGGCGAGCTGGCCGATGCGCGGTTCGAGTGCGGTGAGTACGTCGGCGATGGCGCCGAGGTCGTTTGCTGCTGCTGCGTTGATCTGCTCGATCGTGATGTCGATCATGGGAAAGCTCCGTTTTCTCAGGTGGTGTCTTGGTGGGGGACCAAGCACTTCCTGAGCGGAGCGGCCACGCGCATGACCTAGGTCACATGCAGTTCGGGACACAAGCGCGCCCCACCAGGAAGTAATCCCGATGGGGCGTGGCCACGCATCCATCGTTGGATGTGGCGTGAACGTATGCCTGTGGTGGAGGTGAATGGAAGGTGAACGGAGTGTGCGTTTTTGCAGGTCAGAGACGTAAAGTGATCTTCACAAATCACGTTCCATGGTCATCCGGCGCTATCGGCAGCGAATCTAAAGGCGCAGCGAGGAGGTAGGACGTCCTAATCCACGGGTGGCCGGTAACCGGCATGCGACGGCGCGTCAGAATAAAGTTCACGCAACGAGGTGGGTAAAATTACCCACCGTGTCATCCGTGACGCCGAGCGACCGAAGGTACTCCCAGGGGTCACGGTCTGCTTTCGTTACATTACAGAGCGCACATGCGGGCCAGAGATTCGAGAGATCGTCCGTACCTGAACGGGCCAGCGGCCAGAAGTGCTCAACGTGCTCCCATGGCGCCCCGCAGTAGACGCACGCCCACGCGTCCCATTCGGCCCACATTGCGTAGATCTCGTCACGTGTGGGAGTGATGCGCGTCCGCTTCCGGCGGTAGAACACACCACTCCCCCGACGCTTACGCGGCAGCGCCATACAGGCTGCCCCAGCTTCGGCCGCCGATTTCTGCCTCAGCCTCAATGCGGACTCCGGCGAGCTCGAACGTCATGCAGGCCTCAAACTCACGGGCGATGTCGGCCGCATCCTCCTTCGGTGCGCTGGCCAGGATTTCGTCATGGATCGGGAGCCGCATGAGGGGCAACAGGCCACGCTCGCGCGCCATGATCAGCGCGTTGCCGAGGCAGTCGCGAGCCGTGCTCTGTACCACGTAGTTGACGATGGCGTAGGTGCGGTTGCGGTCGAGCGGCAGGTTCCGGCCGGTCGCGCTGAGACCGACGTACCCGTTCGCCCTCGCCTCGCGCTGCATGCGGTTCGAGAAACGCTTGATCTCCGGGTACACGCGGTCGTACTCGGCCATGGACCGGCGTACATCGTTCTCGTCGGTGCCGGTCTGCCGTGCGGTCGTCGCTGCCCCGCCACCAAAGATCTTGCTCAGGCCAATCCCCTTGGCCGTTTTCCGGTCCTTCTTGGTGAAGTTGGTCCCGAACATGAGAGCGGCCGTGAAGTCGTGCAAGTCATGCCCGCTGGCTATCGCCTCGCGCATCTTGCGGACACTGGCCAGCGCCGCGAGAACACGCATTTCGACGGCGGTGAAGTCGGTCGAGACGATCACGTGCCCCAGTTCCGCGAGCAGCGCGCGGCGAACAACCCAGTCACCGGCGGGCAGTGTCTGGAGTGCCGGGCGCGTGATGCTCATACGGGCCGTGCGTGCTTGCAAGCTGTTCACGAACGGATGAATCCGACCGTCGGCGTCCGCGCTCTCAAGGAACGTGTCGGCGTACGCCGTGCGCCACTTACCGGCACGCTTGGCACGCATGACGGCATCGGCCAGCGGGTTGGGTGTGCGCGCCCCTACGCGCTGCCAATCCTTGTCGAGGTCAGCGAGCGCGAGCAGGACAACCTTGTCGACCTGCACCGCCCCGGACGCTGTACGGGCCGTCAGGGTCTCCCCCATGCCGAGTAGCGCGTCGGCGAGCTGTGCCGTGCTGTTCACGTTGCCCACGCCGTAGCGCTCCGCCTTGGCCCGGAACTCCTCCTCCTCGGCGCTCAGGCGAACTGACAGGCCACGCGTGTATTCCATGTCGAGGGCGAACCCCGTGCGCATCATGTACGTACAGATGAACGCTAGTTCGTGCTCGTACGGCTCAAGTGCCGGGCGCACGCCCCGCCTTGACATCTCAGCGCGTAGGGCAGGCTCAAGGCGGGCGGTGAGGATGACGTCAAGCCCGGCGTACAGGAGGTATGTCGGATCCCGTATATCTATACGGGCAAACCCCGTCGCCTTGGTCAGGCCCATGCCCCGGAAGATCGCTGTCAGATCGCCTTGGGTGTCCGGCGCCGACGGGTCGACGTAGTGCGCGCTGAGCGGCTTGAGACCGGTCCCGATCCCGCCATCCTGCGGTTGCCGAGGGTCGATCAGCGCAGCGAGCAGGCGAGTGTCAGTGGTCTTGGGGTAGAGATCTTCCAGGCTCACGCCCGCATGTCGGTCGAGGACAAGCCAGTCGAACGACGCGTTGTGGATCAGGAAGCGGCGAACGCGCCGGAGCGCCCACAATGCCGCCTCGGCGAATCGGCCGCCCCACTCCCAGCAGATCACCCATGCGGTGCGCGCGTCACCGAACTGAACGGTACGGAGCGCGTATCCGGGGCGGAAGATATCCAGCCCGCTGGTTTCCGTGTCCAGGGCGATCGGTCCGCGAGCGTCGGCGTCGCCAATCCATGCGAAGAACTCTCGCAAGTCGTCGGCAGACTCCGGCACATGCACAGCGACGGGGTCACCCGCTACGGAGTAACTGAAAGTCCTCATGTGTACCTCCTGGGGCGAGGGGGAACCAGACACTCCCTCGCCCCGAGTAGCGGGTAAATTTACCTACCTAGCAGGAACTCAACGGTCAGCGCGAGCGGCATCAGCGCACCGAATGTGAGCAGCAGCGAGGCGACGAACAGCCGTACGAGATAGCTCACTTGGCGCCACCGAAGATGCCGGGGCCGATCGGTTCTGCCGCCTCGGCCAGCCGCACGCCGACCAACCCGACGCCTTTGTTCGTGGCTTTCTTGTACACGCCCCGCTCCTCCATTGCGCTGTAGAAACCTCGGCGTGTCCAGCGTTCCTTGGCGGGCAGGTTCTCGGCCTCGCACCAGTCGAGATAAGCGCTGAACGCGTCGCCGCCCGCCATGCTCGCGCTGTTGTCCTTGACGAGTACGCCCGGATAGAAACCGGCGAGCGCGTCGGACGTCTCCCGGTACTCCTGTGTCGCTGCCCGGATGCACTCAGGCTCACCGAGTCCGCGCGCGTACCATTCCGCTGCGCCTCGCACGGCCCATGCTGCGATTCCCTCGGCCTCGGCCAGTAGCTTGCGGTCGAGTTCGTAGTCGCGCTCGTGCGGGGCGAACCAGCGGCTGAACGGGATGAGCTTGACGCGCCGCCACAGCCCCTCATCCTGACCCTTGAAGCGCGGCTTGTGATTGGTGGCGAGCAGGATCAGGAATTGCGGCCGGAACTCGAAGAATTCTTTGTGCAGAAACCGCGCGAGCATCATTTCCTTGCCCGTGGCGCGCTTGAGTGTCGCCTCGGACATCACCTTTCCGGACTCCCCCTCGCTGGCCATAACCAGGCGCGATCCGCGCAGTGCCGCAATATCGTTGGGAATCCCGCCGTTCGCCTTTTCCTCGAACGTGGCAAATCCGGTCGTCCGGGTGATGTCGCGGAATACGGAAGTGAGCGTGTCGGTAAAAACTGACTTGCCGTTAGCTCCCTTGCCCCACAGCACGGCGAACGACTGCTCGGACACGTCGCCGGTAATGCCGTAACCGACCATGCGGCGCATGTACGCCGGAAGATCAGGGTTGTCCGGGAAGATCTCATCAAGGAACCGTTCCCAGCGCGGTGCAGTCGCTGAGGGCACGTAGTTGATGCCGAGCATGGTCGTGATCAGGTCCGCCGGGTTGTGCGGCCGGAGTTGGCCCGTGCGCAAGTCGACGGTGCCGTTCCGGAAAGTCAGCAGGTGCGTGACCGAGTCGAACTTGTGCGCTGCGACGTGCACGCTCGGGACGCTCTTGAGCTCCTTGAGAATGCTGTCGATGCCCGTTGAGTTCAGGAACGACCGGGCAGCCAGCGTCTCCCCCGCGAGGGCAAGAGCCGCGCCCATGCGGTGTATCTCCTGCCGGACCTTGGTCGCGCTGCGCTCCCACACCTGCCCGTTCCACACGAGGAAACCAAGCTCCGGCGCGTGCCTGATTCGGCCGTCCGTCCAGGCGACGAGTGCGTACGCGCTGATTGCGTGCGACTCGCCGTACTGCTTGGTGAGTTCGCCGAGCATGCGGGCAGCCTCGACGCCCTGATCACGCGACACAAAGTCTGCCCCGGTGCGCTCAGCGAGAGACTGCGTTGCGTGCTCGGCAACCGCCTCATGGTGGGCGAGCACGGGCATCGCTGCCTTGACGGCGCTGTGCAGTGCGGCAGGGAACTCTCCGGCGGATGCCTCGCGCCATTCGGTGAGATCTCCGCCCCGCCCGATGGTCAGCGTGTAGACCGTGATCCCGTACGGCTTGAGTCCGTCGGCCAGCCGCCGGTTGAACTGTCGCCCCGCGTCGTCGTCGTCACCGGCCGCGATCACCTGCGAGCCCTTGAGTCCTTCGGCGAGCTCGCGGAGTAGATCCGGGTTGCCCGCAAGGGCCGCGCCACGGATGCTCACCGCGTCGTACCCCACGGCAGCCGCTGTAAGGCCGTCTCCCGGCCCCTCAGAGACGATGGTGACCCCGTAGCCACCCTGCCCCGGAAAGACGCCGTACGCGGCCCACCGGTGCCCTTCCGGGTTGCTCAGCGATACCCAGCGACCGGGGCACGAACCGGAGAGGTCTCGGCCCTGTAGTCCGCGCGGCCGACCGGCGAAGTCCTTGAGGGGGACGATCAAGCGCGGGTATGCGGTGAACGCGCGGGACGCATACCGGAATTCGACCCCGGCGGGTGCGTACCCGAGTTCGAGATCAGCGGCGAGATCATCGCTGATTCCGAATCGGCCGGTGATGTACCGGCGAGCACCGTTGGCGCCGTCGTCTGCGTAGTCGAATAGCGCTGCCTGCCGGGTGTCGACGAAATAGGCCAGCGCTGCGACATGGCCAGCGGCGACGGGTGCGGGTGGCTCGCTGGGCACGGTCACGCCCGGTCCCTCGGCGTCGAACAGGTCGCGCCATGTGAGTGCGGCAGCGTCCACTACGGCTTTCGTCTCGCAGCCTGCCCGGCACTTGAGGCGTACCCGTCCGTCCTCGCCGTACCACACACGGAGTGACGGGCGCGAATCGGAGTGCGCGGGGCAGGCTGCGAGATAACCGTCGTTCGTTTCGCAAACGTCGGTGAATCGGCTCAGGATGTCTTGGAATTTCAAGGTTTTCTCCTCTCGACATCCCTAGGGGGCAAGCACTTCCTGTCACGGAGCGTGAGAACCGCGGAAGTCCCTATGTCCGTTTCTGTCCGTGCTTGCCCGGAGCCGGCATTTACCGCGGTTTTTACTGAGAGTCAGAAAGGAGGCGGCTCCGGCCCGAACGTCTCAGCCCACTCCGCGAGCGTCTTTGCACCCTTGCTCAAGTTGCAGGGAGCACACGCCGGAACGATGTTCGCCTCGACGTCCGCCCCGCCCCTCGACAGCGGGTGCACATGGTCAAGGTGAGTGGCCACGCCGTTGCAGTAGGCGCATGCCCGCTTCCACCGGGCCAGGATCGCCGTCCGGCTGTACGGCACATGAGCTACGCCGTACTGCTTGGCTCGCCGCGCGTGCGTCACCTCATGCCGCTTGTCCGGGGGCAGGCTCGCGTAATAGCGGCTCCGATGCTGCGCTGCTGCCTTTCTCCGGCAGGTCGAGCAACTACCCGATACACGCTGCGCCTTACCCGCCAAGAAAGCCTCAGCAGGCTTCGCACGGCCACACTGCCGACACACTTTCACCGCGCACTCCGGACGACGATCACGACGAACACGGCCAGCCATACGCCGGTGCTCACGCCCCACACGAAATCTGAACTCATCTCATCCACTCCACTCCCGCGCCACGGCTCACCGCATGCGCTATCGCGTCGACATAACGTGGCCAATCCGCGCGCTCATTGGCACGCGGAGCCAGTAGAACGGTGTCACCTGCGCCGAGGGCTCGAATGTCCCCGAGCGCCGACGCCCATACCGCTGTCACTCCTTTTTTTGCCACAGCTCCCTAAACGAGAAAGGCCCGCCAACTGCCCCTGTCAGGTAGGCAGTTGGCGGGCGGTAGACCTACCTAGTAAGCGATCTCCTCGGCCGTCGCGATCAGCCGTACATGCTCCGCCGCAACCCACACAGCGCGCCGAGTCTTACGCCGGGCAAACCCGCTCTCGCTGCCGGTCGGCTTGACGAGCAGCACGGGGAAGATGCGGCCAGCGGCACGGCGAACGGTGACCCGCTGAATCACGGCGTCGGTCATGCGGACCCGGTTTTTCCGGCGCGTTGCGTACGCGATCAGGTCACCCTCGAACAGCTCATCCCCGGCGTAGTCCGTGACGCTGCCCTTGCTCATGCCGGGTACGCCGCGAACGAAACCATGCCGCTGATCAGCATCGCCGGATGATCGGGCGGTAGGGACACCGTAGCGACCTCGAACGGACTCCCGAGCCGCCGGAGTACCTGAGCTTCCCGTAGCGCGTTCAGGACAGCGACAGCGTGCTCACGGGGCGAGTTACTGCGGTTGCCCTCGACGGACGACAGGACAGCGGCCAGCGTGCGCGCCTCATCCTCGCTGAGCTTGAGAACGATTGTTACGTCCTCGACTACTCGCCGCTCGACTTGCCTTTGTGCTTCAGCCATTGACGCGCTCTCCCTCGCTGTCGATGTCCCACTTAAACCGCCGTCGGCGCTCATGCTTTACCGCCTTGCACGCTTCCGGCGGGAATTCCCACAAGGGGCGCCGGATATCTCTATCCGGCGCATCCCTCAGAGCTATTGCCCACAGGAGCGCGCGATCGGCGCAGAATGCCGCAAGTCCCGCACGCTCGATCACTTGCGCCTACTCGCCGACGTACGCGGTCGACTCGGTGCCGCTCGCCTGCTCCGGCGTGGTGACGTCGTACCACTCCTCGATGGCCGCGAGAACCTTCACGCCCTCGCCTCGCCCGTCCGGGATGCGCTCCGCCGTGCTGTTCTTGTCGGTGAAACCGAGGTGACTCACAGCGGCGATTGCCTGCCGGACACCGTGGGCGCGGACGACAGCGGACGCGTAACCGTGCGACTCGCTGCGGTGAACCTCATAGAAAGCCATGCGGGGAGTTCCTTACTCGGAGATCGCGTCGGACCACGACTTGACGACGGTTATCACAGGCTTCCGGTACTCGACCGCGCGGCCCGCCTTGGTGGTGTACGAGACGAGTTCGAGGGACAGTTCGCACAGCGCCTCGCCGCCGACCGCCTCAAGATCGTTGCGCACCTGATGGAGAACGGTGAGCAGGTCCCATGACGTCGTCGTGAACTGTCCGACGCCGAGTTCGTAATCCTCGGCGAGCCGGAACGAGACTGTCGTGTGCGGAGCGGGACCCCGGCCGGAACGCGCCTGAGCCTTTCGCTCAGCGAGCAGCGAGGGGCACCCGCACGGCGAGCCCGCATCCTCCTCGGGCGACAGGAAGTACATCCCGTCGCATTCGTGGATCGGGCCCGAACGCCCCCACAGCACGAGCTTGTCGCGGATGGCGTCCGGCCCGGACATGACGATCTGAACGGTGTCCGACGTCGTCAGCACCTGAAGACAGTCATCCTTGGGTGTGTCCCACTCCTCGGGAGCACCGCCGAGCAGCTGGGCGATTGCATCCGCCGTGTCGGGGTCCCCGGTCGTCACGCGCCATTCGGCGAGGGAAGTCGGCTCCATTTTCTTGGTGCCCGGATTGAGCACCTGCATGCCGGAGCGGAACACGAATGCAGCGTCCGCCTTGTTGTACGTGGGTCGCTGCTTGGGCTTTGCATCGGGGTCGGTTTCGAAGATGCGAGTGGCCATGCGGTGAATCCTTGTCTCTGATTCAGTGGGTAAATTTACCGACTGCGCTCTCTCTGGGGACCAGGCACTTCCCCTGCTAGTCGTCGAGCGCGTCGGCCAGTGCCTCGCCCCACGGGGCCCCCTGGTCTTGCAGGTACTGCGCGGTGGACAGCGCCTGTGCAGCGTCCACGTCCCGATCACCGAGGATGCACAGCAGGCTGTAAACGGGCGAGCTCGCCCCCGTTCCCTCGAACCGCTCAAGGTCCGACAGCGGGACGCCGAGCCGATGCAGCACGTGGCCGACGAGACACCCGGGCTCCGCTACGTCACCTGTGCGGTGGACGTAGAAGCATGTCCCCGAGTACTCGCTCTTGACCATGTGGTCCGGCGCTGCGTACACGTAGTCAGGCTGCTCCGCGACGACCGCCCGGAGCGTGCTCAGTACGGTCTCGTCGGTGACGTTGATCTGGTCCATGCGGGCCCCAATCTCCGGTGTTTTCTTCTCTCGGCTGTGCTAGGAACCAAGCACTTCCTGGGGCCCCTCCGGGCACGAAAACGCCCCGGACAGCGGACCAAGTGGCCAGCCATCCGGGGCGAGTTGGGGCAGTGCTACGCGCTGGCCTCCCACTTGCCAGCGTCGTTCGCGTCAAGGGTCACCTTGAACACGTTTCGAGTCTGAGTGTGGAACACGCACACTCCCTCCGGGCCCCTGAATCCAGGAGCGGCCACGGAACCGCTGATCCGCAGCTTGGACAGCTCAATGCGGATGCGCGTCTCACTGAACATGCCCTCGTACAGCACCGGCACCGGGCCCACAGGGACGCCCTCGACGACCGCGCGGAGCTCCGCGTGCGCTGCCGTGTTGAACAGCGAGAAACGGCGCTCAGCGAGCCCGTAGCCACGCTGAATGCCCCTCCCCCACCACTCGCCGAAGTGCACGCCGGGACCGAGCAGCGACCCGAGCGCCGACGCATTCTCGTACACCCATCGGGCAAACCCGTAGTTGTCTGCGGCCGGAGTGATGAGCCGGTTGCGAGACTGAGCAGCAACGGCGACGCCGGACGAGTCAACGTGGATCGCCGCATTGGTGCCGTCGAGCTTTTCCGTGATCACGATGTCTCGGAAAAGGCGCTTGGTCTTGGGCCACGGGACGAATTCGGTCATCGCTGCTGCGCCTTCCCTGCGAACTCGGTGGTGACGTCCTCGGCGATCCCGATGCGGTGAACGCTGAACGTGGCACCCGGATACCGGCCGCGTAGCCCACCGAGAATCGCCCTCGTGTGCCGCTTGTCGTTGCCCGCGCGGTGCTCGCTGTACCCGGTCCGGTACGTGGTGGTGATGATGAACTCAGGCATGCGCTCACGCCCTTCGCTGAGTGCCGGTGATCAGGGCTCCGCCGGATCGTGCCAGCGGTTTTCCGAGAACTTCCTTGGACAGCGTCCGGTCCCAGTCGAAGATCTGACGCAGTGCCAGGAACACGGCGAACACTTCGCGATCGATGCGCACCGGCTTGAACGCCCACTCATCCGGCGTGATGTGCAGCACCGCAGCGCCGTCAAACTCCGGCATGGGCAGGTCGTTGCCCTCGGCGTCGATCAGCTTGTCGGCGTTCGCATATGCGCTCATCTGTAGCGCGACTTCCGGATACGTCGCCTTGGACGTTTTCCAGTCGACGATGAGCGTCACCGGCTCGCCGGACCGGTCCGGGGTGATGCGGCCAGCGTCGTCCACCCACACACGGAGGATGGCGTCGAACGATCCGGCGTACTCGTGCGTGTCGGACCATGCGATGTCCTCGGCGCGTACGAGCTCCGGATTCACAGCGGCCAGGAACTCGGCGAAGTGCTCGCGGTACGGGTCCATGTCCGGGTGCACGCGTACTGCCCAGTCTCCGCGCGGTGTGCGGGTGGTCAGGTTGCCCTCGCCCCGGATCATCCGCTCGAACATGTCATGCGCTGTGCTGCCGATGTCTGAGCGGATCTTGGTGTACCGGCGCGCGGCACCCTTGAGGTAGTCGACTGCACCCTGCCGGTCACGCGCTGCCATCTGCTCGACGAACGGCAGGGAATCCACGGCGAGCTCCGCAACCATCTTGGCATTCCAGAAAGCCAGGAACGGCTTAGCCAGCATGCCGATTACCGACGTCACGCCGGGCACGGTGACCCGGGTTTCATGGTCGACGTAAAAGCGCGAACCAGCGCGCTGCACTGTACGAACCTTGGGCATTCGGTGAGCCCCTTCCAGCTAGGTACGGCTGTTAGGGGGCGCGAACACTTCCCAGTGGGGCGAGTGGTGAATGTGGGCCCGAAACTCCTTTCTACCTAATCCCTATACGTGAAAACCCAAAAGAGCCTCACATTCACCACCCGGCGCGGGAATCGCCACTCTCCGGCGCTGCGAGGCGCTGTGCGCCGTTCTGCGGGCATGAAAAAGCCCCTCCGGGCCCGGGGGACCAAGAGGGGCTGTAAGGCGCTCAGAGGGGCACTCAGGGGCGCGCAGGGGTCAATCCGAGGGCGCGCATGCAGTTCGCATGGTTCGGCCCGTCCGGGCTGCATTTGAACTGCCCGTCAGTCGTCCGCTCAAGCTGCTCGCGCTCGTCGAGCCGGTACTTACGCCCGCACCGGTAGCAGTACAGCGTCTCAGCGCTGGCCAGCGTCAGATCAGCGATAAGGGCCGTCAGGTTGCTGAACACGTCCGCCGGAATGGTCATGGCCGTATACCGGTCGACGTCCGTGAGCATCTGCTGTACGTCGCCCAAGTGCAGCAGCGCGCCCGCAATGGTCAAGCGTCCCGGCTCGCCACTCTCGACCGGTGCTTGCTCGGCAGCGTCCGCGATGGCGGCATGCTCGGCGCAGTAGTCGTCTCGGTCGAGCGGAGGATTCGAGCACGGCTCGCCTGGACCCTCCCACTCACACTGTGGCGTGAAACCCTCGGGTGGCAGTGCCAGCGCGAGCACCTTTGCCCCTGCGTCGCCCTTGACCGGTACCCGCAAGTCCACCCGGTCCGCCTCCTCGATCAGCCGCGCGGCGAGCTTCCGTGCATCCGCCGGAGACATGTCCGAGCGCAACGGCCGGTCATGCTGCGGACCCTGCTCGTCCACCCACCCGGACACCGTGACGTACTGCTGCCGCTTCCCGCTCGCCGTGCCGGTGATCCACCCTCGAATGTTGCCGATCCTGAACCCGTACTCAGCTTTCGCCATTTCCCTTGTCTCCCTCTGTGAGTCCGAGCAGGTCAGCCAGCCGACCCTTTGGCGCCTCGGGCACGGGTTCCGGCGCTGACTCCCTGCCCCCGTCGGCGTAGTCCGCCATTTTGATCAGCCCGGCCGCCCACTTGCGCGCCTCGGCCGGAGTCATTTCCAGACGGACCGGTCGGCCAGCGTCGGCAGCGTCCGTGATCTCGCCGTTGAGTACCACCAACGTGGATCGCCCCCTGTCCCACCCGCTAGTGCCGTGCCCGGTGATCTTGCCCGTGCGTACTTTCTTCACTGGCATGTTACCTCCCCTAAGCAGGAAGGGGGCCCGGAGTGTTTCCCGAGCCCCCGTCTGACGGTTGATTAGATCTGTGCAGCCAGCGCGACGAGTTCCATCATCTTGGCCTTGAGGGCCGCCCGGTCCTCGTCGCTGAGTTCCCTGGCTGCCTTGACTGCCGCAGTCAGCGAACGCTCCGCTGATTGGATGTCAGCCGCGATGCGCTCCTGAACGGTCGCAGTCTTGATCTCCTCGACCTTTTCGGCCGCCTCGCTGTCACCCTCCTCGGCCTTGGCCTCAAGCTCCTTAAGCTTCGCGTTCTTGGCGCGCTGGTTCTCGGCCATCAGCTCGCGCTTGCTCAGTCGGGGGATGTCGTAGAACGTGAACACGGCCTCAGACGGCGTGAGCTCCGGGTGAGCGGCCAGCACCGGACCGTACAGCTCCTTGACCTCATCCGCCGAGGACGGATCGTCGAGCTGCCGGACGTATCCGACGAGCACGTCCGAGAACTGGTTACGGACCGACTGAGAGAACTTGTCGACGAGCGACTTGGCGTGATCGGCGTCACCCTCGGCAGCGAGCACGGTGCGCGCCTGCTCGTACATGTCCTTGCGAGCCTTGAGCGTGGCCGGATCGGCACTCTTCAAGTCCGGGACGCCATCCTTAGTGATGATCCGGCGCTGGGCGTCGAGCAGCATTTCAGCGGCCTGCCGCGCGGTCTGCGACGTCTTGACGTGAAGCCTGACACCGTCGACGACGACGCCCGCACCCGCCTTGACTCGGTCCTCGACACCATCGAACTTGGTGTAGTCGGCCGCCTCAGCCTCAGCCTTGGCCTTGAGCACCATTGCAGCCGTGGGGCGGTCGGTCTTGCCGGTGCGCTTGCTTTCCAGCGGCGACGCAGCCTGAGCCTGGCTCGCCGCCTTGAGCTCCGCCCGCATGCCCTGCTTGACCTTCGCCCACGCCGTGTCGCCGTGGCGCCCACGAGTCGGAAGCGAGCTGATCAGATCGTTGGTTTCCTTGTTGAGCTCGGCCAGCCCCTCCGCATTCTCGGCCTCGGCCAGCGACTTGGCGCGCTCGATGTTCGCCGTGATCTGCTCGACCACCTCGGCGTGAGGGTCGGCCGGTGCCGCCTGCTGCTCGTCCTCGCCCAGCACGTCGGCAAGGCTCGTGTCGATTTCCTCGGTCGTGTTCTTCTTGGCGGCCATTTTGTCTCCCTGTGTTGTGGTGGTGACGTCAGACTAGGGGATGATCAAGCCCGGTGTCTACCTGCTGAGTAAATTTACCCACCGTGGCGTGTCGCCAGACATGCAAAATCCCCCGCCTCCAGCCGCGATGGCCAGTGACGGGGGATGTCGCTACGCGTTCAGGAACTCGACCAACCCATCGGCGTGCGCCCGGAGTTGAGCCAGCGATCCAGTGTTCTCGATGATGCCGTCCGCGAGATGCGAGCCGAGCGCCGTTTCCGACTCATGCGCCATGTCGGCCACGCCGGGGCGTTCGATCCGCAGCACGGTGAAGCCAGCGCGGCGCATGGCATGCAGCTCGTTGGGGTACCGGACGTCAGTCACGACGATGGGGCCGCGCACCGTCACGGCTCGCCGGAGCAGCGCACGGACCCAAAACGCGCCGTCGAGATCGCGCACCCGCTGGCCCATCTCTTGGAGCAGGCGCCGCACTTCCGGGTATGTGTCCTTGGCGTACTCCCAACCGACGTCGGCAACCAGCGGTGCGAGCCGGACATAGACCCGGTACCCCGTGGGAACGATCGGGTTCACGGCGAGCGCCATTTCCTTGAGCGGGTCGGCGAACGCCAGCCGCGTGTATCCGTGGGCGCCGACAAGCTGTTCGGCGAAGCTGTCCTTCCCGCTACGCGCCCTGCCCATGAGTGCAATGTTCGGCATGGAAATGCCCCCTCCGGTCGAGTTACCGACTAGAGGGGGCAAGCACTTCCTGGCTACGCGTCCGGCGCCTGAGACACCGAACTGAACGGAACGCCGAGATCTTCAGCAACATCCTCGACGTCCGCCGCGAGCTCGCCAGCATCGACGCCGTGCTTCGCCAGGTAGCCAGCGGTGAACGTCACGGCAGCCGCTGTCACTCCCTCGACGAGCCCCCGGACGTCACTCGGGACGCTGTGGCCGAACACGTGCGGGGCGAGGATGCCCGACACAACAGTCGTGAGCGATGCGGCGACAGTGGACGCCGTTACCTTGCCAGAGATGGCCATGTGGTTACTCCTGTGGTCGATTGCGGTATTCCAGACGTCCCGATGGGCCCGTCCGTCGAATGTCGGCGATTGCGTGCTCCGTCGTGTGCGCAGCCTGCCAATCGCGTACCTCGGAAATGTCGATGCGCAACTCGTCGATGCGCCCGTTGATGTGGCCGACAACCTCACTCAGCGCTTCACGGGTAAGTTCCCCTTGCTCCTGCGCTGCGCCTCTTGACCGGCGGGCAGCGATATACGCCGGGCCCGTGCTGACAGCGACGCCGAGCAGCCACGCGAGACCCGGTGAGATCTGCGCGCCGTCCACTAGTGCACCTTGGCTTGCAGCGCCTTGACGTCCGCCTCAAGCGCGCTCACACGCTGCTCGATGGTCGGGGCAGGCTTGGGCAGGGGGACGGCCGGAACAGGGACGGGGACCGGCGGGGCGGGGTGCAGCGGGACGGCCGGAGCAGGCGCCGGAGTGAAGTGCGCGGGGACGGTGACCGGGTGGGCCCAACTCCGCAGCGCATCCGCTGACTTGAAGTTGGCGACGTTGCGGTCGATGCCACCCGCCCATGAGTACTGGTGAAACACCCATGCGTGGCTGATGTTCGGCTTGCCAGCGGGATGGTTCGGGTCGGCGATCCACAGGCCATCCATCGGCCCGCCGTTGTCGGTGTCCCGGTTACGCCAGTAGTCCGTGTTGCAGTACAGGACCACCTTGTGACCGGGCGCCTTGGCCTTGACGCGCGCCATGAACGCATCGCGCTGCGCCTGACTCACGCCCGCTGTTTCCCAGTCGAACGCGAGGATGTCACCGGCGGAAAGCTTGGCCTTGCTCAGGAAGTAATCCGCCTCAGCGGCGCCGCCTACCTTGGCGAAATGGTAGTGACCGACGACCAGGCCAGCGGCGCGAGCATGCGCGACCTGCCCGGCATAGCGCGGGTTTACGTAAACGGTTCCCTCGGTCGCTTTGACGAACGCGAATGAAAGACCCTTGGTCGGAAAAGCGACGGGCTGATAGCTCGACACATCTACGCCGAGAACGGCCATTGTGCAGCTCCTTAACGCGCAACCCATGTTGCGCTCATGCCGGTATTCGTGTTGTTGGTCGTGAGGTTTCCGCCGGAGTTCTGCCACGCCTGCAATTCGAGGTAGTCGCCGACGTTCAGGTAAACGTGTGCAGCACCGGATCCGATCCAAGAGTTGGTGCCGTTGCACGCCGGGCCCTCGACCGACACGCCCCCCTGATTCAGCGCGGCCCCGTTCACCACAAGACGAACCTGCCGGTTACCCGTGGCGTTCGGGGCGAATGACACCGAGTACGACACGAGATACAGACCGGCGACTTGCGCCGTGTACCTACTCGTGTTCGTCGATGTGCTGTGCCCACCCTCGGTGTCGATGATCTCCTGATCCAGCGGGATGGACACCGACGTTGTACCAGTCGTGAACGTCGGTGTCGTCGCCGCGTAGCCAACGAACCGGGGAGGATCCGTCACGAACGTGAGCGGGTCCCGTACCTGCGCATTCCACAGCGCGCTAGTCAGGAAGTTTCCCGTCGCCGCTGTGTACGGAACGGGTACCGGGAGTCCGGCCATCTGTCGTCACCTTCACTAGTAGGCAAACACTGCCTTGCCGAACGCGTCGGCGCTGTCATAGGACGCTGGATCGGTTACGCCGGTCGGCAGAACCTCAGACACCGTCACTCCGGCGCTGTGTGCCTTGCTGAGCGTCCCGGAGAGCGTCACGGTCCCCGTGGACCATCCGGCGACTGTCGAGCCCACAGAGAGGAGCGTGACGGTTTCCTGATTGGCCGTGCCGAGACCGACGACCAACTGAGTTCCCTTGGGGAGTTGAGCGGCCAGCGGGTTGGCACTGTCGGCGCCACCTCCGGCGTTCAGGATGAGCGAGGCTCCGCCGACCGAGGTTGCCGTGTTCAGCGTCGTACGGAACGCGCCGAGGGCGACATACGGCACCGGGTCGGCAGGGCTCGCTTGCAGCGTCACGAACGCTTCGCCGTTGCTGTCCATGTCCCAAGTGATCTGCTCGACAAAGCAATCGAGCGAGACGAGCGGGGCACCGACCGGCCGCCGGTTGATAGTGATCCGGGTGCCGAGCTCAAGGGCGAGCAGCGTCGGCCACAGCGAGGGAGCCGCCGAGGGGTGAAGCTTCACGCTCTGGACACGCGACATGGGCGCCTTGTACCGGGACAGCAGATAGGCCCCGGCATCCTGGCATTCGGACGTGCTCGCGGTGTTCAGCGTGCGTGACATGGGCCGTGCGAAGTACGCGGCGACACTCGCACTGTCGGTGGTCCGGAACATCTGACCGGATCCTTGGTGCGTCACCTCGACCACGTTCGCCAAGTGCGTGCTGTCGAAGTCGAGTTGAAGATCCTCGTAAGGCATCTCGCCCGGTCCGTCACCGAGTACGAGAGCGGGCGTGCGTGCGTTGTACCGGGCGCCCCGGCCGACGAACGTTACGGTTCCGTCGCCGGACACGAACTGATCGCCATTCTCGGTCGTCACCACGTTGCTAAGCGCCGTCATGACATCCGCACCTGCAAGATCACTCGCCGGTCCCATGGCCGTTGTCAGACCGGTGCCGATGCTGCTCGCTCCCTGAAACCCGGAGTACTCCAGAATGCGCGCGTACCTAGCGTTGCTGCTCTCACCTGCCGCACTGCTGCGCCACGTCAGGTACAGATCGGCCATGTCCGCAGCGCCGAGCAGCGAGGGGAATTCGGTGACGAACGCCAGACTCCCCTTGAACACGTACTGCGCCGTCCGGAGATACGGCGAATAGTTCGCCCCGAGGTAGTCGGACATTCCGCCGACAATGGGCATGAGGGAAGCCGATACCGTCGCTGTCGACGTGACACCGTCGAGCGAAAGACTCAGCGTGTTCGTGCTGCGGTCGACACCGAATATGGCGAGATGCCAATTCCCGTCGGCCACGTTCGAGGGACCACTGAACGGGGTCGATACCGTAATCGAGCCAGTCGCATTCGTGTAAAGCCGTAGCGCTCCGGTGCTGTCGATGTACAGGGAAATGCTGCTCGCCGTACCGAACGCGCTCGCTATGCCGCTCCAGATGTACGAGAGATCCGTCGGCAGCGATCCGGCCGTGTAGCGGAAAGCGACCATGCGCGTCCATGCCGAGGTACCGGGACCGTTGAGGCCAGCGGAGCTCAGAGACAGCATCGTCGCCGGGCTGTTCGCGCTCGTACCGGCAGTCAGCGGCGAGGCCGTTACGACGGTGCCCGTACTGCCGGTGAATCCGCCGGTCGAGCTCGTCGCCGTGATCGTGTTCCCGGCGGTCCAGTTGCCCGAACCTGCCTTGCCGTAAAGGGTCTTGGCGTTCGGGTTGGATCCGGTCGCGTCGGCGAACTCGGTCGAGCCCGCAGGGTCACCGAGCGCGTAGCAGAATCGGGGGTTGTGGGATGCGATCTCCTCCGCGAAAACCTCGCCGAGCGTCACCTGTGACAGCAGCGCGAACGCATCCACGGCCGTAGGGCTCACCTGCCCGTACGTGCCGCTCTCGCCCCACACGGTCGGCCACCGCTCAGTGAAGCCGCTGAAGAGGGGATACCACGTCCCGGGCAGCGTCCATGCAGTCGCGGAGGACGCCCGCTCGACCTGCCACCCGTCAACCTCAATGGCACAGTCAGCGGCGACGGTTGCGCCAATGGCTACGCCCGCACACATGCCGAACACTCCCCCGGTCGTCGGCGCTGTCGCCGTAACCGTGACAGTGGCCCACACGTTCGCCGTAGCGCTGCCCGTAAGGGGCGTCACGGTGCCGTACACGGAGGTGACCGGAGCGGCCAGCGGGTCGGGGCCGTAGAAAGCCAGAACAGCCTTGACGCTCGCCGTAGTTGAGGCCGTGACGTTGCGGACGCGCATGGAAACGGTGAACGTCTTACCGGGCGCGACGCCGACCCCGTCCGTGTAGCAGATACGCGAGCCAGCGGCAGCACCGTTGAGCGCGGCGAACCGGAACACGTTCGTACCCTGGTAGGCAGTCAGCGAGCCGCCGGGTACCGCGACCACTCCGCCGGACGCATCGGTCTGAGACTTGACGTTGAAGCTCGCCGGGATCGCCCCGGTGCTGTAACCCTCCCCCGCGCTGGCCTGAACGGCGGTCAGAAGGTTGGGAGTTGGAGGCCATTGCGCGCGACGCTGGTAGGGCTGGAAGGGCAGGATCTTCCCGCCGAACGGCCCTGCCGCATTCGTAGGGTCGAGAGCGCCATCCTGGCTCCCGAGCGTGATCGAGTAGTCGCCAGCCTGAGCCTGATCAAGTTCATACTGCTTGCCACGCTTCGCGCTCGCCTGTGACAGCGTACGGTCGACGACGTTCACCCAGCGGCCCGAAGGGATGCTCACGCCCGCAGCGCCCCACACAGGCCCCCACAGCTCGTCAATCACAGGGTAGTTCGGGTTAACGGCCATGGTCCCTCCGGGGCGAGGGGCGGTGAGTAAATTTACCCACCGCCCCGACTGGGTCTAGCGCTTGTACGGGCGCCACGTGGTCGAGTTGCGCGCGCCCTGCCGGAACATTTCCCGCTCGATCATCTCGACAAAATCCTTGTCGGATCGGATCGAGCCGTGCACCTCGACATGCACGTGCTGAACCATCGTGTGGCCGGAGTTGCCCGCACCGCTCAGCGTGGGCATCCCGCCGGAGATCAACGCCCCGGACATGCGACCAGCAGCAGCGTGAACATCGCGGTTACCGCTGTCGACACCGTTCACGAGACCAGCGGAAACCCACTGGCCGATTTCGTGAAACACGCGCGACGGCGACTTGATCCCCAGCGCCTTCTTGATCGCATGAGTCATGGACTTGGCGATCTTCAGCATTTGCTTGTCAATGGCCTTTTCCTGAGACTGAAGTCCCTTGATCAAGCCCTTGGCAGCGTTGATGCCGTTCCGGTACATGCCATCGGCGACGAGCGAGCCCGTTGCGCTGGCCGTACCCTTGAGCTGCTGCTGCATGTCGTTGAGCTGCTTGATCTGCCCGGCATTCGCACCGAGCAGCGCCTGAGCGGTCGCACCCCCGCCCTCGACACCGGCCGAAGCGATCTGCTCCAAGAGGTCCCCTCGGAGCCCCTTGGCCTTGAGCGCCGATATCTCCGAAGCGAATTGCTTCGCCGCCGCGAGTTGGTCCTGCATGTTGGCGAGGACGTCGCCGGTAGTGATACCCGCGCCATCTTCCTGCGCCCCCATAACGACACTCGCGCCCTGCATGATGCCGCTCGCTATGTCGTCGCGGAGCGACTTCCATGCATCCTGGAGACCCTTGAGCTTGTCCTGAGCCGCCTTGATCTTGGACGCGAACGCCGCCCGCGTGACAGCGAGCCCGTGAAGTAGCTTTCCCTCCTTGGCTACGTACTTCTCAAGCGACTTGACCGCCTTCTCGTGCGAGGCAATCCACTTGCGCATGCCGGAGCCCTTACGGCCCTTGGCCGCGTGCAGGTCGTGAATCCGGTTCATGGCCTGCATGAGCAGGGTCTCGGTCTTCTTGATCGCCGCCTTGACCTTGGACAGCGAGCCAGTCAGACCTTCGATCAGACCCTCGTGCACATAGATGCCGAGTGAACGGAACACCTTGGACGGCGAGTTGATGCCGAGTCGGGTCTTGAAGCTTCCGACCATGCCGTCCGCCGTCGAGTGCATCGCTGCCGTGACGTGGTGCGCATTCTGCGTGACGCCGAGGGCGAGGCCAGTAGGAATGGCCTTACCGATCTTGTCCCGGAACACCTTGGACGGGCTGTTGATATCCAGGATCGACTTAATGCTGTCGACCGCATCGCTGCCGAGACCCTTGACAGTCGCGACCGCGATATCCTTCATCGACTTCACGCCGTCGATGAATCCGTGAATCAGGTCCTTGCCCGCCTGCACGAGCAGATCGCCGAAAGCGCTGCCGACGTTCTTGATCTCGGACCAGATGTCATGCATTCCTTGCTTGACGAGCTTCTTTGCGTCCGCCCAAGCTTTGCTCCAGTGCCCCGTGACCAAGTCGAGAATGACGGCGACGAGGTTGAGGATAAAGTGCATCCCGGTCGTGAATTCGCCGGAGATCAGCGCCCATCCAACCTTGAAAACGTTGAGCAGCAGATGCCATCCGGTAATGAAGAACGTCTTTGTCGACGTCCACATCGCCTTTAGCACCGCAAACGCGATCTTCGCTTGATCCTTGGTCACCGCCCAAAGGACCTTCCAGACAGCGGCGAGCTCCTTGCTGTGCCCCTTCCACCACGTGGTTAGATCCTTGAGCCGCCCACGGACCCATGTCAGCACGTTCTTGTCAAACCACTTGACGGTGGCGTGCACGCCCTTCATCGCAGCGTCCCACATCACGTGGAATGCCTTGGTGGCACCCTTCCACGCTGACTTGAACGCGTTCGCCACCGCCGGAATGTTCTTCTTGATCCACCCCCATACTTCCTTCCAGTGCAGGATGAGCATCACGAGTCCAGCGACGAGCGCCACGATTCCGGCGACGATCCACGTAATCGGGTTGGCCAGCAGCGAATCAGTGAACGACCATGAGGCGATGGATGCCGCAGCGAGACCGATCGTCACCAAACCGAGCGCGAGCGCAAACGACTTGAGATAGATGCTGTGGCTGCGCATGAATTCGAGCGCCTTGGAAAGCCAGCCGAGGAACTTAGTCGCGTACGGGAGCAGCTTCTGCCCGATGGCAATACCGATGCCCTCGGCGCTGCCCTTGAATTCCGCCATCTTTTGGTTGAACGTCCCTTGAACGTCCGACCAGCCCTCGATGTCCTTCCCACCGTCGCGGACATGCTTACCGATTCCGTCCACGTTCTTCTTGAAGGTGTCCATGTGCGGCCCGGTGAGCATCAACGCACCCATCATCGACTTGGTGCCGCCGACCATCTGAGACAGCGCGCCAATGTAGGTCTTCTGCGTCGGCGTCATCTTCTCTAGCGCCGACTGAAAGTCCTTGCCCTTTTTCGCTGCCTTTTGCAGCGAGTCGATGAGGACCGTTCCGCCGGGACCCATCTTCTTTTTGATGGCGTCCGTAAGCGTCGTCAGGGTCGCGGCCAAACCCTCTTTACCGAGCTGCTTGGACACCTTGAGGGAGCTCAGACCGAGCCCCTTCATGGTCGCCGCCGCCTTGGACGACGGGTTGGAAAGCTGCCCGATCGTCTGCCGAAGATACGTCGCCGCAACGCGCGCGTCCGAACCCTGGGAGGTCATCGTCGCCATGGCGCCCAATACCTCATTGAGCCCTACGTGAGCCGCCGCAGACACAGGCAGGATGCCGGACATTGATCCGGCCAGCGCCTCAAGGTTGGTCTTGCCCTCAGCCTCAGTGCCGACAAGCGCGTTCATGACGTCCGTCGTGTGCTGCGAATTGATCGCCGCATCCTTGGACCCCAGGCTGTACGCGTTCATTGCAGTCGTGACAGCGTCGGTAACCGTGGCGAGATCCGCCGCACCCACCTTGGCACCCTGCGCCGACACACGCAGCACGTCGAGCGCCTTCTGCCCATGGAAGCCAGCGGACTCGACCATGTACAGACCGGCCGTCAAATCCTTGGTGGACTCCCCCACCTTGCCCGCCATGGCAAGCACGCCGTTACCGACGAGCCCCATGTTCTTCGCGGACTCACCGGCGCCGGTGCGAACACGCGTCATCTGCGTCTGGAAGTCAGCGGCCATGTGCGTTGTCTTGACAGCAGCAACAGCAGCAGCGACACCGATTCCGAGGAGCGCAGCTTTCGCCACACCCCCCAGCTTGCGCATGTTCCCGCCGCCCTGAGCCTCAACCCGGCCGAGCTCGGTACGGACACCGCGCGACGTGGCCATAAAGCCAGTGGAGTTGCCAAGGAACTTGATAAATACGGGAGGCAAAGCACCCATGGGTAAATTTACCTACCTATCTTTTTGCCGTTGACAGCCGCACCCCACGC